AAAGCCTTCTTCATGAGGCGGGCTTTGCCGGGCGCGACTTCGACATAGACGCCCCTTTGGCCGCGTCGCCCGCCGCCTACGATAAACTGCGCCAGAGAAGTCGCCCGCCCCTGCGCCGTGATCCGGGCTTCCAGACTGCGGCTGTTGGCCTTTTTGGAGACATACAGGCGCTTCTGCGAGGGGGAGACGTAGCGGGCCGGGAGGTTTACCTGATCTCGGATTTTGCGGGCGGCCTCAGCTCGGGCGTCCCGGGCTGCTTTGTTCAGAGCTCGTGTGGCCGCCAGCTTCCGGCTCTTCGAGTCCAGCCCGTCGAGAAGATCGACTTCCAGCCCGTCCATGAAGACCGCGAACTGTTCAGCCATATCAGGGTGCTCCGGGTGCAGTCTTTCCGACGAGCTCTGCCGTCGTGGCTGGCGTGACCTCTGCCGTGACCGTCTGTCCGTATCTCGGGCGCGTGTTGTCTACCCAATAGCCCTCTGTCGCGGACAACACGACCAAGGCCCCACGTGGGGGGGAGGCGGGCTCTCCGATGATCGGCGCGAGCTCGTCGCACCAGAAGACTATGGTTTCTTCGTCGTCGTGATTCTCTGCGTAGCTGAGGTTCGTCCCGGCTAGGTCGCCCACCAGCCCCGGCTTCTCGTGGTGGCGAATAGTGATCGGGGCTGGTGGTTCGATGTTGGGATCAAGATACAGCGTCGCTGGCCGCGCCATGAAGTTGTGGAGCGTCTTGCGGGCCGATTTCCTGATCCCTTCAATCGACATGCTTAGACCAAGTTATCCTTGGCGTCGGCTTTGTCGTCAGCCTTCTTGTCGTCAGCCTTTGCTGCGGCCTTCTTGGCAGGAGCTTTCTTCGGGCTCTTGTCTTCCTTGGCTGCGTTCATGCCGATCAGCTCTTCAGCTTCTTCAGCAGAGGCCGAGAACGATTCGCCAACGGCAATGGTCTCGGTCTTCGGGGGAACGCCCTTGGTGTTGTCGGTGGCCGCTTTGCCGGGTTTGACGCAGCGTTGGATGGTGGTCAGTGCGATGAGGTCCATGATTTTCTCCGTGGAACAGGTTCAAAGGGAAACCCAGCCCCCGGGGGAGCTGGGTCAGTCCTCAGCTTAGGTCGCGACGACCCGTACGCGAGCGGTGCAGTTCGGGTTCGTCGGGATCATGAGCGGAGCCGACTGCGACATGATGAAGCGAGCCGAGGGGTCATCCTGATCCCACATCTTCGTGAAGATGTCCGCGACTTCGAGGTTCGCCGCGTTGTCGAGGATCGCACCGAACGCTTTCACGCCGTCCACCGCAGGGCTCACGAACAGCGCGTCGCGTGGGTCCATGATGTTGGTGAACGAGCCGTCGTTCGACTGGAACTTCGAGCCGGGGCCTGCATAGCGCCACACACGAACACCAGAACCCAGCGTGCCCAGAAGGGTGAACGGGTTCATCGGATCGGTGCGGACCAAGCCACGGTTCACGTCCACGCCGGTCATATTCGTGTAATCCGAGTTCATCTTCTTGTCGATGTCATCGGACGCCATGAACGGAACCGCAGCTTTTGAGCCGAGGATGATGTCGGTGACGGAACCGCCGAACTCTGCGTTTGCCACCAAGTCGATGTAGGTCTGGCAAGAATCGAAAATGTTGACCCCAGCCTCGCCCCAGCGTGCGCCTGCGCCGAGTGCGACGGTGTGCGCAGTCTCGCGGCCAAAGTCCAAAACCACTTCCTGACCGGGGCCGCCGGTGGGGCCTTGGTAAGTGATGGTGATCTTGCCGTCGAGGATGACCTTGGCAGCCATGTAGTCCCAGAGACGGTGGATCGCGTCGCGCTGGTAGTTGGTGATGCGAATCACTTCCGAGTTGTAGCGAGCTGCGGGAGACATGAGTGCCTGACGGCGGCTCAGTTCGCCGGGCTGAAGTGCCAGCATCTCGGACGGACGGATCGCGTCTTTCGGCTTGGTGTAAGCCGGTTTGAACGATTCGACCCGTTCGCCTTCACGACGGTAGATCGGTTTGCCGGGCTCGTTCGGAAGCATGAACGGCGCGATGGGGCGGCTGGCGTTGATCTTCGAGAACGCGATCTGCTCCTGTGTGGAGAAGAACGAGTTCGGGAAAAACATTTCCTGCCACTGGCTCGTCTTGATGGTCTGGCGCGGGTCAAACATGACCCGGTAGAGATCAAGCGGTGTGTAGATGTCGAGGGTCATGTCGGTTTCTCTTCCTTTTTGAACTGACTAGGCCGCTCGCAGTCCGATCCTTAGATCGGGGCTGCGGGAGACATGGTTGTGGGCTTGCGGATGATGATGTTCGTCGGGGTCGGAGCCCCACGGAACGCGGCACGCTTCTCAGCGTCGTCGGTGTAGGTTGCATCCCAAACCAGAAGATCGGGGTTGAACACGCCGCCTCGGACGACTTCAACCTCGACATCACCTGCGGTCGCGCCAGTAGTGTCGGTGGCATACATGACAAAACCGATAGCCTCTGTCGTTCCCAGAACTGCCGGGATGAGGTTATCCGATGCGTCAAAACCGACAACTTCCCGGGCTTCGAGAACCATGTCTGCGGCTACGGGCAGCGGCTCGGTGTAGAGCTGCGGCGCGTCACCAGTTACCAGCGGGTCAGGGCTGGCGTTGATTGTGTCCGAAGACTGACCGGCGACGCCTGCCGTGAGGTCGCCGTTTTTCGGGTTGATGGTAGCCATGTTGGTTTACCTCTTTGGCTTAGGGTTGACTGACGCCCCGTTATTGGGCCGCCGGTTTGGAACTCAGTTGACCTTGGCGGGCGCGTAGCCTGCCGAGGCGAAAATGCCGTCAGAGATCGACATCTTGTCTTTCTCTTCGTCGCCACCTTCTGCACCCACTTCGGGGTTGCCATTTTCCATCGCGGCCTCAAAGCCGGATTTCTTGCCTTTGGCTTCTTCCTTGCCCTTGGGGGCAGAGGCTTTTTCCTCGGGCAGCTTGGCGAGCTGTTCGCTGGCCTTGTCAGCAGGGACACCCAGATCGACCATCATCTGCGCTGCTGCGGGGCGGTTCTTCGCCTCGTCGGAGCCCATGATTGCGGTGACGCGGGTGCGTTCTGCTGTGGAGCCTTCTACGCGGCCTGCTTCCAGACCGGCTGCGGTGCCTTCAGCAACGCCTTCGACCTTGGCAGCAGCGACCGCCTTGTCCATCTGTTCTTGAGTGATGCTCATTTGTTCGTCCTCTGCTTCGGCCACTTCGTTAGTGAAGATAACCATTTCTTCTTCCAGCGCACCGATCCTATCCGCGAACCCCTGCGCCGTGGAGTCCTGCGCGTCGAAAGTTAAAGCCTCTGTGGCTCTGACCGCATTGTCGTCGATCCCCCGGTTACGGGCAACCGTCGAAGTGAACACGCCGTAGATACGGTCGATTCTCTCCTGAATACGGCCTTTTACCGAATCAGGCAACTTCTCGTAGGCATTGCCGTCAACCTTGTGCTTCCCAGCGTAGATCAAGGTCAACTTAATTCCCATCTTTTCAAGCTGCTCGCTCTGGTCAATGTGCGCCGTGACGACACCGATTGACCCCGTGCCGCCGGATCGCGTGACCACGAAGTCCGAGGCCGAGCTGGCGAGTGCATAGGCTGCCGAGTATGCGTGGTCCGAGGCGAACGCCCGGATGGGCTTCGCGTCCCGGCCAGCAAAAATCTTGTCGCCCAGCTCGAAGCATCCCGCGACCTCACCGCCGGGGCTGTCCACGATCAGTGCAATGGCCTTTACCTGCGGGTCTGCGAGACCCCGGGCGAGCGCCATTTCGATGTAGCGGTATCCTGTTGCCCAACGACCGAACTGGTAGCTGAAGCGGTTCAGCAGAGTCCCTTGGATGGGAATCTGCAAGACGCCGTTGTGGACGACATAGGGGCGGTAGGGGTGTTCGTCCCGGCCCCAGAACTCGTCGGCTCCCGGAGCTGACATGCCCTCGTTCAACATCTTGACGGCCTCGGGATCGGTCGAGAGGTATTGGATCGTCGAACCGACGACATCTACCTTCCCGGGCTCGATCAGCAGAGGCTCGCCGGAGAACGCTTGGGCCAGTGGGTGTAGGTTACTCATCGGCGGCATCTTTGTCTCCCGTTCCGTCGTCTTCTTGCTCACGGGGGGTTCCCGAAGCCGCGTTGACGCTGTTGTCTTCCAAGAGCTCGATATTTCGGGCTTCTCGTTCCAGCTTCTCGCGCTCTAGCTGGGCGTATGTCTTCCGCCAGTCCTTGCCAAGTCTAGCCAGCTCGTCCTCGTGCGTCGAGAGGCCATATTTGATCCGAAGAACCGCAGCTTGGGTTTCCTTCAGCTCGTCAATCTGGCCGCGAGCTGCACCGATCCAGTCGGCCTCTGCGAGTGCGTCGAACATAATGTTCTGATAGCCGTTGGTGTAGAGCTTGTCTGCCTCGGATGCCGGGAAGCTGTCGATCATGTCCTTGTTGATCGCCTCTTCCAGCCAGAGCCGGTAGATCGAGTTCGCCATCGCGTCGGCTATGATTCGCTTCCGCGACTGCATGAACTTCCACGTGTTCGCCATCGCAGCTCGTGCGGACGAATAGTTGGTCTTGGTGTAGTCCTTGCTCAGTTCCTCGTAAGACACGCCGAGAGAGACCGCCACGTAGCGCAGCAGCGATTGCTCGAAGTCTTGGCCGACGCCCTGTGGGGCTCCGGCGTTCTGGAAGTTGAGCTTGGTTCCCGGGAACAGGTGGGGGATTTTCACCCCATCCACCAGCATGTTTTTCGATGCCCCGGAATACTCGTTGATCGCTTCGAGATAGCGACCGGCATAGTCCACGGCCCCATCCCCAAAAGACGTTCCGCCTGCACCTGCGCCAAGCTGCTCGTAGACCGCCTGTGCCGGGAGCTCCGACTCGATGGTGGCAGCATAGGTCGCGGCCAAGACGGCCTTCTGCAAGGTCACGTCCCGGAACTTCCGGGTGATCGCGATCTCGCGCAGACCGGCTGTCATGTCGGCCACGGCGCGGGTCTGATCCACACGCTTCTGCTCGCGGAAATAAAGCACCTGAGCGCGGCCCCAAGGCTTGCGCCATTTTACCTCTTTCCACCACTGCTCGTAGTTGTTCGCGAGCCGGTAGTCCGTCGGGTGCTGCGTGCGGATGAAGGCAGAGACGGGGGCTCCATAGGAGTCCATCTTGATCCCGCCTCGGATGCGCGTGTCGTGCTGCATGGTGTTGGGCGTCGAGAGCCTGTCCGTGTCGATCATCTGGATCGCCGTGTTGAACTCTCGATTCTGTTGCTTGGGCCACTCGACCGTCGCCAAGACCTCGCCGCCGAAGACGGTGACGCCCACGGCCAGTCGGATCAGGCCGGTGAAATCGTTTTGCCGAGAGGCGTCCACCCAATTCTGGGGGCTCTCGGCCCAGAGCGTGAACTTCTGCTCGACCTCTTTCTGGAAGGCTTCAGCCCATTCTTCTGTCCTGCCGAGCACTTCCCAAGAGGGCTTGGCGTTCAGCATGTAGAAGGCCCCGACGATGGAGTCCTTGTGGAGCTGTGCCCCACCTTGGACGTATCCGTCGTTCCGGCCCAGATCGCGTGATCGGGAATCCAGCAGCTCCTTGTCCGGGAGCATGTCGAGGTCTGCTGACTGAAGGGCTGGACGCCACCCGGCGATCTGCTTCTCCATCCGGGATGCACCATCATACCCGCCTCGGCCAAGCGATGCGGATACTGTCGGCGTCGTGCCCACTAGGGCGTCAATCTCGCGTAGTTCGCGGGTCGAGAAATCATTCATCTCAAAGCATCCATGCGTTAAGCGGCCCGGTCAGCCCCGTGGGTAAGCCCAAGAGAGCCTTCAATTCCACAATATATGCCTGAAGTCGGCCCGCATTGGCAACCGCGAACTCCACGCGCTCGCCATTCTGGTCTACGAAGACCCGGGCTTGCTTGCCGAGGCGCAGCTCGTGGTAGGCGTTTTCCGCGTCGAGAAGGCGGCCCTGATAGACGGCCTTCAGTTCTGGCGATAATTTGGTCATGCGAGGCTCCCGGCTAGGTCTTTGAACGAGCGGCGTTTCTTCGTGGCCTCGAAAGGCTTGGCATCTAGCCCCGGATTGAAGACCAGATCGTTGTCATCCCACTCGGCGGCCCAGAGCGGGGGTTCCCCCACGAGATCAAGCCGTTCGAGGTTAATCATCGGGGTCAAAGTAGCCGCCATACAGTATGCGAGCAAGTCCCAGCTTTCGTTCCGATACTTTTTCGGGTTGATCCAACCTTTGTTCGCGTCTTTGACCTCGACCGTCAGCTCCGTGTAGAAGTTGTCGCCCAGCCAATTCGGGAACACAAAGCGCCCCCCGGGTTCGTTGCGGTCCAGCCGGTGATCGACCATATCCTTGACAAAATTCGTGTTGATGAAGAGCACCGGGATTTCCCCGCGAGCGCCCGCGTGACGGTCCTTACGCTGCGAGTCCGGGTAGTCGATCTTGACCCGGGGGGCGGTCTTCGTGGATGCACCTTTCAGGAGCATGAAGCGACCAGCCATCCCGGCCTCCCACTCGTAGGTTCCCAGCTCGGCGTTCTCCCCGTCGGGCGCGTCTTCTGATTCGCCTCCCCGGAGCCAGCGCACGAAGTCGTAGGCGTTCGCCGTGAAACCCTCACTACCGGCAGAGTCACAGATCGTCTGGCGGACGGCCATGCGGCGTCCCGAGCCGTCGCCCAGCTCGTAGCTTTTCTGGATCACCTGCTCGGCCACCAGCTTCCAGTCCTCGGGATACGCCCCGGGGTTGACCCAGAGAACCTGATCCGCCCGCTCGGCGTCAGGCCGCTTCGAGTGCCGAATGTCATAGCGGTCGATCACATAGATGTCGCCGTTGGCCGCGATGCCGTGAACTTGCACGACGAAGCGGTTCTTCTGAACGTCGATGCAGGCGATCAGGAAGCGCACGCCCATCGGAACCACGCGGTCTCCGATGTCCCGGGCCTTGGCTTTGATCGTCTCGGGCACGCGGTCGTTGGCGAGCCGCTTGGGCGTATAGGCTTCCCCCTGATCGGTGTTGACCGTCGCCTTCAGGGCTTCTTCTGACCCTGTGCTCTCGTATTCGGCCTCAGCCGTCAGGTGGCGGTGGACCAGAGTTTTCCAGTCTGAGAACGCCGCCGCCACACCCTTCAGCCAGAACGAGGCGATGGTGGACCGCGATGACGCCCCGACGATCAAACCGTCAGGCGTCCAGACTTGCCCGTCCTTCACCCACCGGCCTGCGCGGTTCATCTCGTTCTTGCCGGGGCCGTGGCCGGGGTCGTGGTGGTAGCGGTGATTGCAGTGAGGGCAAAGCAGGGTCGCGGCTTCGGCGGCCTCCATCTTGTCCTCTGTGTCCGGGTAATCCAGCAGCTCGAAGGCAGGCTCGAAGGCGTTCTTGCACTCGACGCAACGCCAATACCAGCGCCGCCGGTCGCCACGGTTGTAGAGGGCGAGGATGCCGCGCGTGGG